AGGAGTAATATTATTTCTTATACTACTTGTATACTTTGGATATAAGTTGATTAAACTTTATTTATTATGAAAACACAGTTGACACTATTATTAATATCTATACAACAAGAACTTTTGACTTTAATATCTATTTGCTTTGCATTCTTTTTACCAATCTCAGGAATACTCTTGATGATTGGAGTACTAATATGCATAGATACTTTTACAGGTATTTGGAAAGCTAAAAAATTAAAAGAAAAAATAAGTAGTAGAAAGCTCTCAAGTATAATTAGCAAGTTAGCACTTTATGAGGTAACTGTTATAATGTTTTTTCTTATAGACAAATTTGTACTAAATGATATCATACTAACATTTTTTAGTGTGCCATTTATGCTTACTAAAGTAGTGGCATTGGTCCTAGCTAGTATAGAGGTGATGAGTATTAATGAAAATTATAAAGTAGTAAAAGGTATAGACCTATGGCAGTCAATGAAGTTACTTTTTGCTAGAGCTAAGGATATTAATGATGACATTAAAAAGATAAAGAAATGATATATACTAGAGAACAAATAGAAGCAGCAGTAAAAGAAAAAGGATACACTTATTTTAAAGGTCCTGGAAACTATGATGTTAATATAGTAGGAGTAAGAAATTCTGATACCGGTAAAACAGTAACTAATCTATTTGATGATAAAATGACTTTATCTTATAAGTTAGATGGAGTATGGAAGTATCATGAATGGGACAATACAACTGAACCAGGTAAGAAAGGAGTTACACAATATCACAATGCTAATGGAGTAGCTAGATTAGTTCCAGGACAGTATAGAGGAGTATATGCTATATCTAAACACCAAGGAAAGTATGAAGCATTATGTCAAAGGTTGGGGGATGTAACTGTATGGAGAGATAAAAATAAAAACATGACATTTGATGAGGTTGAAACTGATACAGGTATGTTCGGAATCAATATTCACAAAGCAGGTACAGTATCTAGCTTTGTAGAAAATTGGTCAGAAGGATGCCAAGTATTTAAAAAATCAAAAGATTTTGATGAGTTCATGAAAATAATAAATAAAGCTAAAGACTTTCATGGCAATCATTTTACATATACTTTGCTAGAGAGTAAAGATATTAATTAATTAAACAAACAATTATGAAATTTAGAAACAGCTGGAAATCAGCAACAAAACAATGGGACAAGATATCTATAAGATTTAGATTATCTTCAGTAGATGTATTTACTTTAGAGATAGATATCTCTAGAGAATTTTACATGCTAACAATATTAAACTTAACAATTAAAAATAGATAATTATGAAAACAATTAAAAAAGTAACACCTAAAAAAATTATTAAAAAAACAACTGTACCAAAATATGCAACAGGAGGTACTAAAAAAGATTGTCCTCCCGGTTATATATGGGATGGTTCTAGTTGTGTAAAAGGACCTTTATACAGTACAGGAGCTAAACTTGGTGTTGGAGCAGGAGCATTAGGATTTCTTGGAATAGGTACATCAATGCTTGTTGACAAAATAAAAGATATGAAAGCAAAAAAGAAAGCTAAAAAAGCTTTGAAAGAAGTAGAGTCTAAGGGAACTGTTGCTCCAAGAAGTTTAATTAAAAAACAATAAAAAACAACATCTTATTTAAGATATAATAATCCAGGTAATTTAATTTATCTGGATTTTTTTTGTTTAAATATTTTTTATTTAAACTTTTGTAGTATATTTGTATAAACTTAAATTAATAAATAATGGAAAACGTAGAAACAAATGAAAATCTAACTCCTGAACAGTTAGAAACACGAAGAGAAGAAATGAAAGATTTTTATGATAAATCTATTCCTTATCTTGAATCACAAGCAAAATATGAAAAAGCCTTGACTGACATTGAAGAATCAAGATACAGAAGAGCAACTATGCAAATTCAATATGCAACAATGATGTCTGCTGCACAAAGTCAAGAACAAGAATCTATTAATGAACAAGATTATTCAAGTAATGATAGTGTTAAACCTTTATCAAAAGTACCTAATGAAGGTAAAAAATTAAAAAGAGAATAATGGCTTTAGTAAATCAAGTACAGAAAAAGGTTAAAATGCCTAAATGGGATATAGTTAAATTTCAGATTTTAACTCATTGTTATATTAATCGTATAACAATGAGTGACTCTGATCTTAACTGTCTAACTTTGTTATGCTTTAATCAACCAATAGAACTTAGTAATTTTTGTCTTGATGCATCTTCAGAAGAAGATTGGATTTTTAAAACACCACAAACTGTAAGAAACAGTATTAATAAATCTGAAAAAAATGGACTCATATCTAAAGATGTTAATAATAAAAAACTTATAGTAATTAACTCTGCATTAAAAATTCAAACAGAAGGTGTAATATATTTAGATTATAAACTTTTAAGTAATGATACCGAAAAAAGTAAATAGTTTATATAAAGAATTAACAAAAGAATTTGATGTTACTGAAAGTTTTGTAGAAATCTTAGTTCAAAATTATTATAAAGAGTTAAGAAAAAAACTAAGTGGTTTAACAGATTTAAGAATAAATGTAGATGGTCTTGGTCATTTTGTAATAAAAATACAGAAAGTAAAAAAATCAATTCCTCATTATGAGAAAGTTTTAAAAAATCATGATGTATCAACTTTTGGTGCATATCATAGTAAAAAAAATGCACAAGATAAATTAGATTTATTAATTCTAATAAATGAAAAAGCAGAAGAAGAACTAACAAAAAGAAAAAATTTTAAAGATGAAAAATACATTAAAACTAATTTGGGAGAATAGAAAACAAATAGTAGAAGGTATAACTAATACTATAATACGAGATGAAACAATAGAAGAAATATCAAGATTAAGATATTCTATTTGTGATGAATGTACAAGTAAAGGTAAAAAATGTGCAGTAAAAGGTACAAGTCCTTGTTGTAATGAATGTGGATGCTCACTTACTTTTAAGACTAGATCTTTATCTTCTGATTGTCCATTAGGTAAATGGGAAGCATTAACTTCAGTAGAGGAAGAAGATAAATTGGATTCATTAAAATAAATATTATGAGCATAAAATTTAATGCAAAAGATCATAGTTATATAAGTATAGATGATGAAAATATAAAATGGATAAGTGTAACTACACTAGTATCCCATTTTAAGAAACCTTTTGATTCTAAAAAAATTGCATTAAAAGTTAGTAAAAATAAAAACTCAAAATGGTTTGGAATCCAACCTTCAGACATTGAAGAAATTTGGAATAAAGAATCAAATAGATCACTTGAGTTAGGTTCTTGGTATCATGATCAAAGAGAAAGTGATATATGTTCTTTAGCATCTATGGAAAAAGAAGGTGTTACAATACCTATATTTAAACCAAATATAGTTACTGAAGGTGTTAAGATAGCTCCTAAACAAAAACTAGATCCTGGAGTTTACCCAGAACATATGGTGTATTTAAGATCAGCAGGTATATGTGGACAGTCAGATTTAGTAGAAGTAGTAAATGAAAAAGTTAATATAATAGACTATAAAACAAACAAAGAAATAAAAAAAGAATCTTATATAAATTGGGAAGGTATATCTGAAAAAATGTTACATCCAATTAATAGTTTAGAAGACTGTAATTTTTATCACTACGCATTACAACTAAGTATTTATATGTATATTATATTAAAGCATAATCCTAAACTTAAACCAGGAAGAATGTTAATACATCATATTTCTTTTGAAATAGAGGATGAGGATGCTTGGGGATATCCAATAACTAAAAATGATATAAATGGTGAACCCATTGTAAAAAAAGTTACACCAATTGTAATGCCTTATTTAATAGATGAAGTATTATCTATTTTTCACTATTTACATGATAATAAAGAAAAAATTAAAAAAAAATAAATAAAATATATTTGTATGTTAGTAAAACTATTTGATATAGAAAATGGTGTAGTAGTCCCTACAGAACATTGTTATACTTTAAAAGCATTAAAGGATGTTATGGATGACTATCCAGAAGATCATCTTAAAATTTACTTATACTTATTCTATATGAGTTGTCCAAATCCAGACATGAATCCTTTTTTTTATACTCCGGAAATAGATAAAGAAGACTTAATTTTAAAACAAATAGATTCAGAATTCTCTATAGAAGATGACTGCATACGTATAGCATTACAGTTTTGTCAAAGAATGTATGAAACACCAACCTCAAGAGCTTATAAAGGTATTGCAACTATGTTAGATAGACTAGCAAGATATATGGAAACACAGAGCATTACAGATGGTAGAGATGGTAATATAAACTCTATTGTAAGTGCTGCAAAAAACTTTGATCAAATTAGAACATCATTTAAAGGAGTATATAAAGATCTTCAAGATGAACAATCTAGTAAAGTCAGAGGTGGTATTGGTATGGCCTATGATCAATAATCATGGAAGAAATCTATAATAATATACCAACTTGGGATAATGGTAAATGGACTGTTACTGATTTTGAATCAAGAGAGTTATTTTCTGATTTTATTTTTTCTTTATTTAAAGAACCTGGTAAATATAAATTTGATGAAACAAGTTTTTTATTTAATCAACAAGGAGAATTATTTAGAGAAAATAAAGTTTATTGTACAGCACCATTT